GGGCTGGTTTCGTTGCTGGATACGCAGCAGCGCTTCCCGTCTGCTTCATGAACCGCCGGATGCCGAACGGCATGTCCGGTGGTGTGGGAGGACGGCAGGGGTGACCCTGCCTCCTACCCGATCCCGTAATCCTACTGAAGATATTAGATTGAAAATAATCGTTGCTAAATGCCTTCCAACAATGATAGTATCGTACTGCAAAGTTTCACCCTTCTAGGTCGCCCGACCTTGAGACTTTGCCTACCTCCGCTAGCTTGGTCGTAAGCACGACAAGTTCGTGAGAATTTTACCCCGATTGCTTAAGGAGCATTCGTGTGTTCAATTCTCGTGAGCGCCACTATACCGTTGCGGAGCTAGCTTCCAACTGGAACATCTCCCAAGACACCATCCGACGAATTTTTGCCGATTACCCCGGCGTCCTTGTCATCACTAAACCCAAGCGCGGAAAAAGAATCTTCCGCACCCTCCGTATACCAGAGTCCGTGGCTATCGCCGTCTACCAGAAGCTCACGCGAGGTGGACGATGAGCTACAACGACATCGAATTCACCTTCGACTTCACCCCTCTCCTGAAGACCAGGGAGCAAATCAAAGCGACCGTCCATTTTGTTGTGGGAGGCGGTTCTGATTTCCAGTTCGCGCTTTTCATCCCCTTCGTGAGCACCGAACCGGAGAAGCAAGTCATCCGACAAATCCTCTTTGCCGAAGGCGACGCTATCGCTTATCGCTGGGCGCTCCAATTCGCGTCCGCTGAAGCGGCACTCGACCTATCAGCTTACGCATCCCTTTCCCAACAACTCTCGACCATAGACTCTCCACGGTTCACTATTCGTCGCGCATTGGTCCGGCAGATCAGCCCGCTTTCCGTGCGGCTCCCAGAAAAGGAAGCACCCAAACCGCCGAAGCAAACCCGTTGCGAAGCAGAAATCGCGGACTTGAACGAGGCCGTCTCCACGCTCGACGAACTCTCGAAATGGGAAGCCAGAAGCCGGAAGCAGCATCCAGAGCTATGGGGCGATGACTTCTCTAGCGATCTCATGAAACGCAAGATAGCACATAAAAAAATGTCCCTTCTCGCGAATAGGGGGGCGGTATGAATTCGTATCACTTATGTATCGCCGATGCGCCGAAAAAAATCGCCGCGAAGAATCGCTACAATATACATATATACCGCTGTATCAATGTGCTATCGCACGTTACTGGTACGCGACCCCGCCCTCGCTCCGCCTCGGGTACCCTTCCCTATTTCCGCACTACCGCACTCCAATTGCTTATCAGCACCGGTCAGGGTACCCGATCCGTCGCAAGTGCGGCGGGGTCGCGGTACAGGAGGTAACTATGTTACATAACTGGTATTCCTATGCCACCCATTGCCATGTGCAGGGCACGTCGCAGTCCGGCAAATCGAAGTTCTCCGAGCACTGCATCCGCGAGCATATCCTCGCGGGTAACGGCGCGTGCCTTATCGACTGGCACGGCACCCTCTACCAGTCGCTTGTGCGCTATCTCGCCTACGTCCAACCGAACCGTCCTATCGTCCTCTTGAACCCTTCCGACGGCGAGTACGTCATTCCGTTCAACCCGTTCGCGCTGCCTACCGGCAGAGAGCCGTCGAGCCATGTGAACCGGCTTGCTTCCGTTCTCGTGAAGCCGTGGGGCGCGGAGAACACGAACGAGTTGCCGAACTACGAGTGGATCGTGAAGATGGTGCTCGCGTTCATGGCGGCTACGGGCGAACCCCTCCACCACGCGGCGAAGCTCTTGGAGTTCCCCAAAAAGGAATTGCGCGAGTATGCCATCTCCCGCATCGAGGACGACTACACGAAGCAGCAGTGGAAGCAGCTCCAGTACGTCCAGTCCCTTACCGAATGGAACCGGCACGTCGGTTCCACCCAGCGGCGGCTTGGCAGGTTCCTGTCATCCCGTTCCATCGTGCGATTCACCGGCCTGAAACGGCCCGGCATATCCATCGCGGAGTGTATCCGCCAAAAGGCCATCCTGCTCATCAACCTGAAGCCGTCCCATTTGCTTGACCCCGATTCGGCAAGGGTGTTCGCCGCGCTGTTGCTCTCCGAATTCCTTGACGCCGCCATAGAGAATATGGGCGACCCACAGCCGTACTTTCTGTATCTCGACGAGTGCCAGAATTATCTTACGACGGACGCCGCACAGATACTCGACCAGGTATTGAAAAGCGGCCTACGGCTCACGCTGCTCCACCACCATCTCGGGCAGTTCCATGACAACATGCCGCTCAAAGGGTCAATCGACACAAACGCAAAGCTGAAGGTGGTGTTTGCCGGACTGCCGCTTGACGAGGCGAAATGGATGGCGGAGGAGTTCTTCCTATCGGAAGCGAACGAGCGGTTGTGCAAGGAGGTCAGGTATCGGTATCGGACGGAACACGTCGAGATGCCGTATGAGGTAGAGACAGAATCGGAGAATGGCACATCGAGCAGCGGCTTCGTGGGAGAGGTAGAAACCGGAAGCTGGGGACGTTCTTCGGGACGCTCCGTGCAACGCGGTACGCGGTTCGTTCCCGTCGAGCACAAGGAACGCGACGGCCAGGAGGACTACGGACGCGATGAGAAGATTGCGAAACTTGCCGCGCGGTTCGCATCGCTCAAGCGCGGTGAGTGCTATGTGAAAACGCCCGATGATGTGTACCGGTATACGGTGCCGTGGGTAGAGGACTACTTGCTGAATCCAGCCACTTTCCTACAATATAAGCAATCCCTCCATCGCAATGCCCTCACCCCAACCGAAGCAGATCAACTCCTCAAGGACGAGGAACGTAAGTTCCTTGAGCGGAGTAAGGAATATGAGTCCACTGGCGGCAGACCAAAAAAGAAACCGGCGGCTTTACACCCGCAGCGGTGACTTCCCGATCCTCTCGCAGGTGGCGAAGCACCAGTTCGTCACGGTGGAGATGGTGGCGGAAGACCTGCAACGGAACATCATCAGCGTGCGCCGGAGGATGCTCGCGCTCTACCAGGCGGGGATATTGAACCGGGCGCGCAGGGATAAGCTCGCCCCGTTCGTCTATTTTCTTTCCGAGAAAGGCTCCGCTATCGCGGTGGGCCATGGCAGTCTGTTTGAACCCCGATGGATAAAGTCAAAGTCATCGCTGCTCATCCCGCACGACCTTGAGATCACGATGTTCCACCGCGCGCTCGAAAAGGGGCTGCATAACGAGGGGCACTTCATCGGCCAGTGGGAACAGTGGCGTGGAGCATTACGGCAGGAAGTGGAAACTAACAAGGGCGTGGAATCCCTCATCCCGGACGGACAGTTCGTGATCGACGACCGCGCGGCGTTCTACTTAGAAATTGTGAAGTCATACGAGAGCGAATACGAGAATGGCGAATCGAACATCGAGCATAAGATTTTCCTCTACAATGAGTATTGGAAAGCATCCCGCGAACCGTTCCACGTCTGTTTCGTGATGCCGACGAAGCCCCGCGTCGCGCATTTCCTTTCAAAGATCGAGGAGCGGTTCCCGTACCGGCGCTTTTGGTTCACCGATGAGGAGTCCTATCATGCGAAGGTCACGGGCGGGATATGGTGGACGCCCCGCGACTTCAGGGACACTACACATTCTCTTTTGGACCAGATGACCTATGATTAAGTGAATCGCAGCGATGAGCTGCGGGTAATCGTGCTTCCTCGCCGTGCCCCCGACGCGTATATCGCGGCAGTACCGGAGGACGGCGGCGAGCACAATTGCATCGGTATTCCGATAGGGGGTCGGGGCGGACTGTAAATCCGTTGAGGAAAACCTCTCCGCTGGTTCAACTCCAGCTCGATGCACATGCACATTTCGCTTGGCTCATCTCAAGGCAGATTTACACGGCACGACTACGGCGTTGACCTTGCGGGTCGCGTGTTCCTCACGGGACAGTCCGGCACCGGCAAATCAACGCTGATGCGCAATGCCTTCATCCAAATCATCCAGGCAAAGCCGAAGCACGGGGCTTTGTTCGTGGACTTCCACGGCAACACGGCGGCTGATATTTTGGGCTACATCCCCCGCAGCCGGATGCGGGACGTTATATACATCGACCCGTTTGCCGAACGGCCTGTCAGCCTGAACACGCTCCACTACGCGAACGAGGAAGAGAAGGAGATAAAGATTCAGTCCTTCCTTTCGATGCTGAAATCCATCCATCGCGACCGCTGGGGCGACGAAACCGAACGCATCATCATGGGCGCGCTCGACGCCGTGACGGAGTATTTCGAGCGTCCAAACCCGCTCGCCATCTACCTTTTCATTGCCCGCAATTCATTCCGCAAAGAGGTGCTCGCGCACTGCAAGAATCCCACGCTTGCCGACTTCAAGGAACAGTACGAGGAGAAGCTCAAGGCATCGGAACAGATGTCCAAGTTCTCCCCACCGCTCAACAAAACCGACGAGTTCATCCGGCCCGTACTCCGCGTCCTCTTAGGCCAGGAGAGCACCATCGACTTCCTTGAAGCGATGAACAGCGGCGCGATCATCATTTGCAATTTGAACAAGGGCAAGCTGGGCGCGGAAGTGGCGGCGCTCATCGGTTCAATGATCCTCTCCGAGCTGTGGAACGCGGCGCTCCGGCGGGACACGAACACCGACAATACCGAGTTCTACATGTTCGTGGACGAGGCGCAGAACTGCTTGCACGGCATCGACCTCGAATCCTTGCTCTCCGAATCGCGCAAGTACCAGCTCTTCCCGTTCTTCGCCACCCAATACCTTGCGAAGATTCCGAACATCGAAGCCGCGTTCGGCAACTACTCGACGTGGCTCACGTACCGCATGGGCGGCACGGACGCGGAACTGCTCGCCAAGGAGTTCCACGACGAGGAGCTGGCACGCCAAATAGTGAACCTTCCCAACTACCGCTTCTATGCGCGAACGATCCGCGACAACTCGCCTGAAATATCGGATGAGGTGACGGCCCGGAAGAAGGTCAAGAAGCTCGGCGATGAACCACCGCGCGGGGCGGTCATCGCGGAGAGCACCCAGCACTGGGGCACCGACCGGAAAGCGGTCGAAGCGAAGGTACAGAAGTTCCTCTCATCGGTAGGCTCGCCTCGTCCTTCGCGGCGCACTCGCTAAGAAGCGAGTTTCCGCTACAGGACTTCTGCTTGCCCTGTTATTCCCACCCGACCACCCGCAGAGCAGAGTGCTTCACATGCCTCTGCATTGTATGGGGCAACCCCTGTGCCTCAAGAAACTACGACCCTATGCCGCCGTCGCTCACGCGCCGAGCGGCCTTTTAGACGTTCCTTCTTGACCCACAGGGAACCTGCCCCATACCTCAATGACCAGCAGTGAATCACACTGCACAAAGGTCGAAAACTAAATACAAAATCAGATGAAGATTTTTTGGATCACGCTTGAGGAGACGATTCGCAACGTCGCCGAAGTGGAGGTCATGGCCGAGGACGAGCCTAGTGCGCGGAAAATTGCGCTCGAATCCGCAGACGCGGACTTCGAAGAAGCAACCCGCCACACCGTCATTTACAAGGTCGAAGAGCTGATTGATTACGACCACGAGGAATGACAATCCTACAAACTATCGGTCAAGGCACGTGTGAGGTATGCGGCAAGACGGTAAACGTGGTCTGGGGCAAGTGTCAATGCGAGCCGGAATGCGAACTTGAGACCACGATTTGCGGTGAGTGCGGCTGTGGCATGACGCCGGATTGACGACAAAAGCCCCGCTTGCTTGTGCACAGGCGGGGCTTGCCGTAACCCGTAGATATGCTTTAGTTAGAGTGTCCCAAGTAAAAAACTAATCTATCAAACAAATGACAACGGATGGCTTGTTTAGCAGCCGAACAGATGAATGGGCTACGCCCCAGAGTATGTACGACGAATTGGATACGGAGTTCAAGTTCGATTTAGACCCCTGTGCTACGGATGAGAATCACAAGTGCCGAAATTGGTTTACCAAAGCTGATAACGGTTTGCTTCAAGACTGGAAAGGAAAAGTTTTCATGAATCCTCCATATGGTCGAGAAATTGGTCAATGGATGAAAAAGGCGTTTGAAGAAGTGGCTAATGGCAACGCTGAAGTAGTCGTTTCTCTTGTCCCTGCCCGCACCGACACAGCATGGTGGCACAACTTTTCCATGAAGGGCGACATTCGTTTCCTGCGTGGACGGCTAAAGTTCGGCGATGCAAAATCGTCGGCCCCATTCCCTAGTGCCATCATTATCTTCAAAGGAGCGACGAGCGGCATGAGGTAACACAACGAAGCCCCCTTCGACGGGGCTTTTTTGTTGCTCGCTATCTCTTTTAGTGCCAATGGTATATTTAGTGCCAATGGGAGCCGATACCACCAAGCGCATCGTAAACGTGTTTGCCGTGTTCGTTGGCGTTCTCCTGCTTGTGTGGTTTTTTGTATGGGCGTGCAATAGTCCTAAAGTGGCCGCCCCGCTCCCAGCAGCCCCAACCAGCGTGATTCAGCAGCAACCCCTTCCTGCGATAAAACCGCCACCACCGCCCCCGCCGAAACCGGTGCACTTTACCGCTCCGACTTCCGGCGCGGACAGCGAGTTCACCATGATGATGGGGAATTGCGAGCGCTTGAGCGACCGCATTGAGTGCAGCGGGATGATAAAGAACACTACCGACGCACCGTCCCTTGTCTATCTCATGGACAGTACCGCCGTGGACGACGAGGGCCGTTCGTTCTTTCTCGGCTCATTTCTCGGCTCAAACATCCGATTTGATCAGGGAACGATGGAGAAGCTGATGCCGAACGTCAACACCCGCTTCATCGTAGATGTGCCCGATGCTCATGAGAATGTGAAGGCGGTGAATCTTCAGATCAATACGCAGTGGGGCGAAGGCGAGCGGCCAGGGCACGTGATCTTTGAAAACATACCCGTGCAATAAAAAGCCCCTATCCGAAGATAGGAGCTAAGAGTTTTTGCAGTTCTTCCGAAGAAAGCGAATCCGGCTGTTTGCCGTCCGGCAGGTTCACCGAGCGGACAAAGTGCGTTGCCGCAAGCCGTGGCAGAATCTCCGCCTGTGCCTCACGACCAGGGCCGTCAGGGTCGAGCATGAGGACGATGCTCTTGAAGCGTGCAAGCAGTTTCTCTTGCGCCTCCGAGAGCCTGCGGCCCATCAGCGCCACGACGTTCGGGAAACCGGCTTGGGCGATCTTCATCGTGCCAAAGAATCCTTCCACGAGAATTGCCGTATCTCCCGTTACCCGATGCAGGTTGAAAAGTTCGAGCGTCTTGTGGAAGCCCGAAGGAAAGTGGTACTTGTCCTTCAGTTCCGGGTCGAGCGACCGCCCCACATACGCCACCAGCTCACCCGTTTGGTTGCGGATGGGTATGACGATGCGGTACGGGTCTTTGATGACGCTTGATTTGCCGGAGTAGAAGCCTACCCCGAACGCCTGTGCCGTTTCCGGTTTGATGCCACGCTTCTTGAGATAGTCGTGCGCGTGGTCTATGTCCTTGAAGCCTGTTTGAAACTTCAAGGGAACATTCGCAATGGGAGCCTCCGCTTTTTGTGGCTCCGGCTTCGGTTGAGGTGCGGGTTTTGGAGCGCTTCCGTTTGAACTTCCGTTCACATGGAAATCGTCCATGAGTGCTTTTGCCGCGCTGTAGTAATCGGAGTGTGAGCCGAGCCAGTACGCGAGCGTGATGACATCGCCGCCGCTTTTATTGCCCCGATTCTTCTTACAGGAATCGGAGTGGCACAGCCAATAATTCTTCGATACGTTGAGGGCGAACGATGACTTGCTTTCCTTTGACTCGTGGGAGCGCAGTTTGCATTCGCCGTGCATCCACTCGCCGTCGCCATTCGGTTTCAGCTCGATGCCATAGCGCCGAGCCACGTCAAGGACAGGTACCTCGCGCTTGATCTGCGCGAAGGGCAGCTTAGGGCGATCCATAGGAACACCTCTCTTTCAATGGAATAGGATTTTTAGGAATCAGGTAAGCGAAGAAGATTCGCGGATAACGCAGGAATCGCAGGAATGGAAAAGCCTCCGCATACAACGGAGGCTTTTAGGTTGATAGTGCGTCTATTTCGGTCAGGCTTGCGCTTCGAACGATGTGTCTTCCTCTTCCGTGTTCTCGACGAGCACGAGCTTCGTGTGCGGCGCGAGTACGAGTGGAAGGCCGATATTGATTTCGATGCCGACGCTGTTGGACTCTCCGTTCTTCCAAGCTGCCCCGACGCGAAACCACGTCTTGCGACCCTTCCCGTTGTCTTCAACAAACATCACGCGGTAATCAGGTTTACGTCCTGCCATATTTCCTCCACAGCGACCTTTTGTATTTCAGGGCGCTGTGATTAGGTATTTGTCTGACACCACTTTCTTGCCGATCCATTTAGATTTGCCTACCTTCTTACCGGGGAAGAGATAAATCTTCTCGATCTCTTCCTTTTCGTCTAAACAGATGAAAACATACGAGTCAGCTTTGAACGCATTAGGGCGGAAGCTCCAGCCCTTCTTATCCTTGCGATAAGTGCGGGTTTTTACCTCAATCGTCTTACCGTTCGCAAACACGTCATAGTTTCTGTCAGTGCTCATTCTTCCACCGAGTAGAAGAGCAGCTAACATTTCATATCGCCTTCCCATAGGAATGAATCCAGCTAGCGGTCTAATTCGTTTAGAAGCTCGTGTGCGACGCATATAGTCGCGATGGTAATGGGGATGTTTATCAAGCCACGCTTTTGCCCAGATCTTTTGTTTTGCCTTTCTCTCTTCTACTGAAATGGGTGTTGCCATATATATAATCATAGCGCTCCGAAATAATTTATCAAGGTTACTACCTATAGCATAGGAAACCCACAGGCACCGTCAAGCGGTTATCCCCACCTTGCGGTTACGCGTAGATGTGCTTTGATTAGGGGAATGAATTACGAATTAGCGAAACAACTTTGGGAAGGTGGCTATCCATTCAAGAGGAGGGGAGATGCTGTTCAATTTATGTGCGCTTGCACAAAAGATGTTTGTGAAGGCCCATTGGGTAGAGAGTTTAGGTTTGAGGGGAATCTCTATCCAGAACCTACCCTCTCCGAGCTTATCGAAGCGTGTGGGGATAGATTTATTGGAGTTTATAAAGCAGAGCATTCACAAGGTTGGAATGCGGGTGCAACGGGGAATGATGCCGATAAAACTGCTCCGTCGGAATATGGTTCAATCCCCGAAGAATCCGTTGCTAAACTCTGGCTCGCTCTTCACAAATAAATGGCATCTCTTTCGTACTACACCAATAAGTTCGGCAAGCGCGCCGGACGCAAAGCCTACAACGCATACCACAGGGAATATAAGAAGAAGAATCGCGCAAGGATCAATGCAGAACGCAGAGCGCGGCGTCGGGGCGCACCACTAAAGCATCCGTATCCTAAACACATTGGTCCCTGTAGTGAGTGTGGGAAAGTGCGTAAACTCAATACAAAGAATCATTGTGACAATTGCTATAGGCGTAATCTAGGCATCACTACACCTTATCGATTCGCATTGGTGCGCGCGAAGCGACTCATCAAATGTTTCCAGTGCAACGAAAGACGAATGCGGATGTTGGATGTCCACCATGTTGACGGAAACCATTCAAATAACTCGCTCGACAATCTCGTATATGCTTGCCCAAATCACCATAGAATGGCTCATTTAGGGCTGCTTTTAGTCGCCTGACTTATCCCCACTCGGGTTGCTTGACGTAACCCGCACACTTGCTATTGTTATTACAGATGGTTGATAGGCGGTTCGGAGCGGTGTATTCCCCCTCCAACGTTTCTCATACCTGAAGTACCAGCCGCCGATCCCATCTAAAAGGTCGAACACAAACCATAACTAATCACAATAACAAATGAACACAAACCCAGCTTTCATCTTGATAACTATTTTGCAGTTGCTTCACGCATTGGCGAGCAGCACTTCGCAGTATCCCGCCGCAACTTATATGCCCGTACCGAGCGATAACGTGACGGTATCCGGCATGGAGAACGATGCGGCAATCATCTTCCACAATGAGCAGTTCGATCCGACCTACATCAAACCGGCTGATCCGAGAGGTATCGTCGTCCCGACGACTACCACTCCCGTGGCAACGACGACCCGCTTATTCCTGCCCGTAGGTTCTACGTATCGCATCTGCCCCGCATATCCGAATGGCGGCGCGCCGGAAAACGTCCAGTGCTAAAAGGTCGAACACACACCAATAACAATCACATCATGAACGACACCGAGTTAATAGCGCACGAGATCGGGTACTTCATAAAGCCCCGCAACAAGCGCAAAGAGTTGGCAGAAGCAATCATCGGCGCGGTGGCAATCGTCGCGTTCGTAGCAGTTCTCATTTGGTTCAGCACTTTATAGACCCGCTCCGTGAACGGGCGAGCATATGAGATTGATGAGTTCTACCGAGCAGGTCTACTCAAAAACCGTCAGGGCAATTTCATAAGTTCCCCGTTCAAGATAAATAAACCTAACATCACAAACACCATGTACACACAAGACGACATCATGGAGCTTTTCGCGGATGATCAGATGAAGCACGCCGAGGCCCCGTCAAGCGAAGAAATGGACGAGATGTACGACGCTATGGTCGGTAGCGCATCGGAGGAATATCAGAACGCGCACTAATGACCACACAACAGGAAATCAATGAAGCAAACAGGAAGTCAGCACTTGAACAAGTAGCGCAGGACGAGCGCAACGAGGAACTCAAGGCGGACATGAGTGCGGTCGCTTTCGTGAATGGTCATTCCCCGCGCCACAAGTTCACCTTTATCGGCGACATAGACCGAAGAGCGGAGGCGCTTCAGGAGATAGAGCGGGAGAATGTCGAAGCTTCCCGCTGGACGGATCATCAAGAATAACTAAACGATCAATGCAAGAAATATCCTATCCGGTCATTCCGAGGACATGTAGCAATCAAGACCATTGGCAGAACATTCTCGTAGAGGGCAAGTGCTGGACGTGCGAGAAGGAGCTTGCGCCAGCACCGAAAGGTCGAACAAATGCAGTAGTGGAAACAGACAGGGGCGCGTCGAACGCCTCACAGAAATAAACAGTAACTTTTTTGAAACATGAGCACAGTAGCAAAGCAGTTGGCAGAGAGGGCGCGCGAGAAGGGCGCTATAGCGGACAAGAACCAGTTTTTTAGCGTAACGGACAGGAAAAAAGTTGAAGTGGACGGCGCAATGGTGGAGATCGATGTTCCGAACGGCCAGCATCGGGTAAAAATCGTTTCCCAGAAGATCGGCAAGGGAAAGAGTTACAACGGCACCGAGCAGGACATGCTCATCATGGTTATTACCGATAACGGCGTGCAAAAGACATGGGACATGCCCATCAAGAACGAGGACGGCAATCTGTACTACCTCATCGAGGACTTGGAGGACATCGAGATCGGCGAGGAGTTCCTTGTGGAGGCGTTCAAGCTGAAGAACGGCAAGTACGGCAAGCGGATCACAAAGGTCGCAGGTCAGAGGAGCCTTGAGAGCATCCCCGTAATTCAACTCGATGAGCAAGATAGTGAAGGAGATCGTCCAAGCCTGGGAGAGGGAGAGGATATTTCGCCGGACGACCTATCCTTCTAAGGAAGGCTCATCGCTCACCTACACGACGACGATCTTTTGGGGCGGCACGCGGAACCATCCGAACATTACCTGTACCTGCCCCAAGTTCACGTTCTCATCGCAGTCGTGCAGGCATTGCGATGAGGCGTGGGAGGAATTGAGCGAGTTCACGAAGCAGGACATCATCCACCACTACGAGATCGTCGCAAAGCCGTGGTATCGCCCGAAACAACAACCATGAACAACGTACAGGACACATCAATCGAAGCATGGCACTTCATGCAGGACAAGTTGGGCTACGCACAGAAGCAGGTTCTCGCGGCGATCAGCCAGTATCCCAACTCAACGAATTGCGAGCTGGCGCACATCCTCGATTGGCCCGTGAACCGCGTTACGCCACGTGTCAATGAACTTCGAGCAAAGACCAAAGAGCGACCGTTCGCCCTCGTAGAGGATGGTGGCAAGCGCAAGGACAGGATAACGGGCAACACCGCCCATGTGTGGCACATGAAGCCGCCGATAGAACTACCGCCCGCGAGAGAGGAGAAGCCGCAAATTAAATCACCCCTGTTCCAATGACCCAATACACAACAAAAGATGCCCAAAACCTAGAACTCATCCGTCAAAAGTGCATCGAGGCGAACCCAGAGATTGTGGCAGAAGAGCAGATTGCCATAGCTTACATTTGGACAACAAAAGGAGAATGGGTTGAGTCTGTTCCGTTGCAGGTTGGGAATATTCCCAACGAATTAGATTGTCCTTTCTGTAAGGGATTGACTAGCGGAAAATGTGGCGTGCATGGAACCGCTATAGCGAAACGAAGTGCTATGCGTCCCATCCGCTTGGCTGATGTATTGCTGGCGTTCGGCGAAAGAGTTCATAACGACGATAGGATAGACGACCTCATTAAAGGCACGACATATTCTTGGAACCTTCGCAAAGACAACCTCAATGAGCAAAGCGAGCAGACAATAAACTTTCTCGCCAGTCTCTTGTGATGAACCTCTAATCCGTTGGAGGAAAAGAGAAACCTATCGTTGCTTTCTTCGTGTTCGACTCACTCTTTGTTATTTTGCAGGTAAGCTGTAGAGCAGAACTACTAGAAATCAGGCATGTAGGCACGTTATGATCGTCAACCCCATGGGCGAGCACCACCATACTCGACGTGAACTGGAGACTTCCCACACGCATCCGGCCATCCGCCGTCTCACAGTAGACATTCAGAACCTCATCGGGCTTCAGATTTTCTTCGATGCCCCGAATCTTCTCTACAACCGAATCAGTATAACTTTCCGACATCGAGCGCATCTTTATCTGAGGCATATCGAAATGGGCCACGCTGCTCTCCTTGGCGTTGAATGACACCCTCATTGTACGATTAAGCAAAATACACCGCATCACAATTCATGTACCACCCCAAGGAAGTCAAAGAAGCAGATGTGCAGGCCGCAATTCTCGAATGGCTCGCATGGAAGCACATCTTCCACTACCGTAACAACTCCGGCGCGTTCGTCTTTCCTGAAACCGCAACGCATAAGCGCAGGTTCTTCAAAGCCGGTGTCGTGGGCGCGCCGGACATCGTGTGCGTCGTCAAAGGCCAGTACGTGGGGATCGAGTGCAAAGCGCCGAATGGCAAGCAGAGCCATAACCAGAAAGAGTTCCAGCGACAGCTAGAGGCGGCGGGTGGACGCTACATACTGGCATACAGCCTTGACGACGTGATGGGCATACTGTGAGGGCCATCATAGCGAATAGGAAAAGTATTTGCTTTCTCCATAGTCGTATAAGGAAATATTTCTTCCATTCACATCGCCGCTATAGTGGCGGCTGGACCCATAATCGTATCCCTCAAATTTGTTGCCCTTGATCGTAAGCGAAACATGGCTACTTTCTCCGTAGTGATACAGAGAGAGTTCGGGACTGCCATCCCCGCCAAAATGACAGCTATTCTGGTAGTCATAGACATCAACGTGACCATTCCTCACCGTTCCATCCACCGACCGATACTTGCTTTCTGAATAGTCGTAGATCGCCGATGCGGTTGAACCCGATATGAGCCGCCCTGCCACATACGCGACCACTGCTCGTACATGCGTCTTCACTCGACATCTCCTCTGTGCATTGACTGATTCCAGAAATATCGTACGCTTAAATCAAGTCCTTCCCGCAACAAACAATCCCTTCATCATTCATGGACGACGACCAAGAGCTTGAACCGGAACACGTGGTCAAGCATCGCGCGCACAAAGGTCAGTGCGGCTGTGCGGCCCACGCGCAGGGCGTATGCCTCCGATGCGGTCATCTCTTTTTCGTCCACGGCAAGGACGGCTGCATGTATTCCGTGAACCGGTTCGACGGTACGCAGACCTGTAATTGTCCACAGGCACGACCCTTGCAACCGCACGCAGTTCCCTTAAACTTAAAGTAACCCACCACAACCAATGATTAGAACCTTTGCAAAGTGGCGCGCAAAGCGCCAGTACGTCTGGAAGTTAGAGCTAGAAGCAGCCACGCAGGACATCAACGCCCAGCTCGCGACGAACCGCGCCAAAGAAAAGCGCGCGTTCATCGAGCAGTTGAACCGCGAGGCCGATGACATCGAAGCGAACATCGCAAAGGAAGAAGCGACCGACGAGTACAAGGCGCTCACGGGCCAGGACAAGTACGAAGCCGATAAGGAAAAGCACGATGCGAAAACCATCGCCAAGCAGAAGCGCAAGCAAGCCGAGGACGAGGCAAACAACGTGTCCGAAGGCGAAAAGACCGCGCAATTCTTCCGGAGCAACGCGCAGAACAGCAGAATCGTCGCCGATAAAATCCGACATCTCTAAAAGGAATGGCAACGCCCAAGAAGAAGCCCGCGAAGATCGTCCAGATATGCACGACGCATGATGGACGCATCGCATCGTTGCTGTACGACGATGGCCGCGTGTTCGTCCGCGTCTATCCGACCGAAGCGTATGACAACGCCGCCGCGCAAGGCTATTGGGCAGAGCTTACCTATCCCGACACAAAGGTCGCAAAGCAATAAAACATTATCATGCCAGAACAAAATAACGTACAGGCAACCGAGGATGGTGGAGTAAAACCCGTCGCACAGCCGGGAGGCGAGCAGGTTGAAGAAACGACCAGCACCGAGACGACTGCCGTAGAGTCCACTGAAAGCGAAAGCGGGACGGAAGCCGAGACAGCATCGACGGAATCAACCGACGAACAGTCAGGAGATACGAGCGAGGCATCCGGCGAAACTTCCGAAGCAGGTAGCGAAGGCGAAGCAGCAGCGTAGTCAAACAAGTGGCCGGGAACGCCAAACGGTAACGCGGCGAGGGCGAATTGGCAGATCGGGGTTTCTCATACTTCCCCTGTATATCAACGAGTCCTGTGTAACCGCCCCATCTGTCGGGCATCAGGGGCTTCCCGGCCCACTCCATAATTTTCACCCATGAGCAGACAAGTACGCAGGAGCGCGATAGAACGCGCCGCAGAGGAATTGCAGGCAGAGCATCAAGGAACGGTCATACAGGACGGCATAGCGTCATTCCTTGACGGCAGTATCGCGATAGACTTCGCCGCACGCCTCATCTACTGCAAGGAGCTGGGCGTCATCGAGATCATCGACCAGTTCACACCAAAGCAGGAGATTATGGGTAAGGTTAAGAGCCTCATCGAGAGAGTGCATCAAACCGAGACACAATTTTCATAATGATCGACCACTACACCATAAAATTCGGTCCGGCAGTCAGCCAGAAGGAGCTTGAGAAGGCTTTGCACGAGGACGGCGACCTATCGAAAGCGCACCATCTGAAGGCAAGGATAGAACTGATCGGAGAAGCAGAGGACATAAAGAAGCTGTCGGAGCTTTTGAAACAGCTATCGAAACATGGACCTCAAGGAGATTTATAAAGCAGAGCGGAACACGCGCAGAGAGGATTACATCCATCGTGCTCTCGTTGCCCTCGACATATTCATAAACGTCCTTACTGGCGGCAACGAAGACGAAACAATAAGCTCCCGCGTCCGGCGCGTTTCTGACGCTCATAAGGGCTTTTCATGGAATCCGGGAGTATGGATCGCTAAAGCGTTGAATATAGCCTTGAACTTCGTACAGCGCGATCACGGACAGCACGCGGAAGCAGGCGATTTAGAACGAGCGGAACAGATAGAGCATATCGAGGACAGGGCGCTTGATATTTGAAGGCATCAGTAGGCCGTTTTGCTTTGTGCTCTTGTTATTTTTCGACGCGGCGGTAAAGTGAGAGAAACCACCGCTTGATACCATGCCCGCTTTATCCACAAAGACCAAACATTACTACCGCGAACGCATAAGAAGCCTCATCGTTCAGAACCCGATGATAAGCGGCGAAGGCATACGCCAACGCCTACAGCAAGACGGCTTGACGCTCGACCGCCATTACATCAGAAAGCTCTTAGGCGAGATCCAAGCGGAGCGCATAAAGCGTGCTGATACATGGACGCTTAACATGGCGCTTGCCTCATTCCAGGACGCGATGGCCGAGATTGCACGCGTCGGCTGGGAAATAGCGAACGACAAGTTTGCGCCAGGACGCGACCGTGCGGCAGCCTTGCGCGAAGTGCGCGAGGCATACAACGCCGTGTTCGAGAAGCTGTTCGATGCCGGAGTGTTCGAGCGCAAGCTGGGCACGATAGACGCGACCATCCGCAATACGCCATTGTCCGACGACAAGAAACAGGCGATAGAAGCCGTATTCACGAACTGGGGCTTGTTACCGGCCCCGAAGGAGGATGCAACACCCAACACCGACAATCCTTCCTAGCCTTCCCTTCGACACGTTCGAAGCACGTAAGGAGAGCAGAAAACATCTGCTCGGCTTTTCGCTGGTATACCTTACCGGCTACTTCACCGATCCGCCCGCCGCGTTCCATCCCCAGCTTATCCACGCGCTTGAAGACGAAAAGCTCCGTCGCCTGCTCATCATCGGCTTTCGCGGTTCCGGCAAAAGCACGTTCGGAAGCTTGGCACTTCCCTTATGGGCGGCGCTAGAGCATCCCCACAAGTTCCCGTTCATCATCCTCATTGCCGATTCATCCCGCCAGGCAACGCTCAACATCAGCGCCATCAAGCACGAGCTGGAAACAAACACGCTCATCAAGCAGGACTACGGCGAGATAAAGGGCAATGTCATCGAGGACTTTGCTTTGAAAGGCGAAGGCGAGGAATGGCAGAAGCAGAACATCGTGCTATCGAACGGTGTCCGCATCCTTGCCCGTTCGCGCGGCCAGAAGGTGCGCGGCTTACGCCATCTCCAGTACCGCCCGAAGCTTGTCGTCGTGGACGACCCCGAGGACGGCGAATGGGTACGCACAAAGGAGAACCGCGACAAAACCGACCGCTGGCTGCATAGCGAGGTCATGCCAGGACTCGACGCGCGCAAAGGCAAGTTGGTAGTCATCGGCAACCTGCTCCACATGGATGCTCTGCTTTCACGGCTTAAATCCCCAGGCACAGGATTCAAATGCCTTGAGTTTCCGCTCATCGACGACAAAGGCGTATGCACATGGCCCGCGATGTATCCCACGGAGCAATCGCTCAAGGACCGCGAGCGCGACATGGGCGCAATCCCGTGGCAACGGGAGATGTTGCTGAAGATCGTGCCCGAAGAAGACCAGATCATCACGCCAGAGGATATTCACTACTACGATGAAAAGCCCACCGGCCAGCTTGCGGCGATCAAAGGCCACGGCATCGACCTTGCCATCTCGCAAAAGGAGAATGCGGACTATACGACCATCGTGAGCGGCGAAGTGTTCTACCTCGAAAGCGCGCCGAAGATTTTCATTAGTCCGAACCCGTACAACGAGCACGTCACCTTCCATAACTTTTTGCAGAAAGTACGGGGCATACCGGGCGAGCTGAAAGGCGCGAACATTTTCTTTGTGGAGGACGTGGCGTACCAGAAAGCGGCGATTCAGGAAATGGAGCGCATGATGATTCCCGTCGTGCCGATGAAGCCGCAGGGCGATAAGCGCGCGCGGTTGCAGGTCGTCGCGCCGTACATCAAGAACGGCACAGTGCTATTCCCACGGAGCGGTTGCGAGGAACTGCTCGGGCAAATGTTCAATCTCGGCGTGGAGTCGCACGATGACTTGAACGACGCGCTTGTATACCTATTGCAAGGGTTGGCGAATCAGGGCTTGGAGCTGCCGAAGATTCATTGGATTGAGGTGTAGTTATCCCCTTTACGATTTCTACTGAATTGCTACAGTGTGAGTAATCCCCCCTGCAATGCAAGACCTCAAAGCTGTCCAAGCGCGAGAAATTGATAAAGCTACCATCACCGAAGCGGAAACGCTTGTGGTGAACGGCGAGATGGTGAATAAAGCAGAAGCACCGGCGATGCAAGCGGGCGATTTCTATTTCCGTCCAAACGTCGTGGCAACGAATGGCAGCGAGCCGACCGGATTTTTCAAAAGGCTTGTGTGGAAGCTCAAAGGCAGCCCCGTCATAAAGCGGGAACGCATCGTCTACACCGTCGTCATAAGCTGTCCGTTCTGCGGCTTGGCTTTCATGACGGGATTCTCCCACCACATCGTATCGAAAAACCCGCTTACTATTACCGAACCAATCGCCTGTCCCTATTCCTCGCAAGACCCTGCGAAAGCGCATTCATTCCTCATCAAGGACGGAAAAATAATCGCCGCATAAATGACTAAGAAATCCACTAAAACAATTCCCGCCCAATTTGGCGTTGGTATGCCCGCTACCGAGTGGCTTGATGAGTTTGGTTCGATGGTTTGGTCAGCGTTCGGTACACCACCGTATCTTGTCGGTTCCGCATTGACTGGAAAAAAGGGGCAATGGCGCGATGTCGATGTCCGGCTGATTTTGTCGGATGACGAATGGAAGCAATGGGGATTCGGCGACCCAGACCGACCCAACGACAAGTGGCGCGCACACATCATGGCATTTGCTGAACTCGGGAAACGGATGACGGGTCTGCCGATTGACTTTCAAATTCAGCAACGAACTCATGCCAACAAGAAATTCAATGGCGCAAGATCGGCGCTTGGTTTAGTTCCTCTTCGCTATAACAATGCCTAACCGCTTCATCCCCACATCCTTAACAGCCAAAAACAAACCGAGCTGGCCCGTGCGCCAGTTCCGTAAGCTTGTCACGCGCATTGACCCCGAGCTGTACGAGCAGGGGCAGAACATCACGTTCGACCGCTACGGCATCCGCAAGGGCATAGGCGGTAAGTTCGGGGACTTCGACACGAACGCCAATTCAATGGCGATCTATCGCCCTGGCGCGGGAAGCACCATCGACCCTGAAAAGGCGATGGCAAACAATACCGGCTTTGTGTACGCCGGAACGAACGCGATAGCCCGCGAGATCATGAACATCGACTGGCGGCTGTTCCAAGTGAACGGCAAGGATCACAAGGAATTGTCCGACCACGAACTGCTCGACCTGTTGGACGGCGTGAATCCCGACATGACCGGCCCGGAATTGAAGTACATGCTTTCCACGCACCTTGACCTTGTGGGCAACTCGTATTGGTACTTGGAAGGCGTGAATAATGATACCGATAAGCCTACGGCTATCTATCCGCTCGACCCATCGAAAGTAAAAGTGCAGGTGGACACGAGCACGTTCCCATTCCAGGTCAAGGGCTACGCGATGAAGATGGAAACGGCGACAAAGGTGTTCAAGCCGTATGAGATCGTCCACTTCCGTCTGCCGAACCCGTCCGACCCGTTTAACGGCATCGGCGTCGTGCAAGCGGCGGCGGATTACATCGACAACGACAACTATATGCAGGAGTTCAACCGCAAGTTTTTCAAGAACGGCGCTCGCCCGGCAGGATTCCTTGAAACGGACTTCGTAGCGGACACCCAGCTTGAATCGCTGAAGATCGGTTTTGCCGCGATGCACGAAGGCATCGACAACATGAACGGTATCGCCGTATTGCCGAAAGGCGTGAAGTGGATAGGCGTCGGCGGCAGCCCAAAGGAAATGGACTTCGATAAGAGTTCGCTCAATTCCCGCGACCGCATCCTTGCAATGTTCGGCGTCGGCAAGACCATTCTCGGCACGGCGGAATCGGATACGAACCGCGCGACCGCAGAAACGGCGGACTATGTGTTCTCAAAGCGCGTCGTAAAACCCCGCATGACGCTCATTTGCAGTTTCCTAAACGAGCGGTTGGTATCGCGGTACGGCGATGACCTGTACATCACCTTCATCGACCCCACCCCCGAAGACCGAGCCGCGCGCACGACCGAGATGCAGGCGAGCGTCGCCAGCCAGCCGATCCTCACCGTGAACGAAGCACGCGATGAGTTTATGGGCTTAGGTCCGGTGGACGGCGGCGATGTGCTGATGAGTCCGACTGCAATGGCTCCGACCGGCGAACCGGAAGCAGAACCGGCTACTCCCGCGCCGCAGAAGTCCAAAGCGGAGGCATTCGGCGTGGAGAAAGCGGCGAACGGCCAGCGCGTCGCATTCCGCCCCGTCCGCACGAAACTTCAGGCGCGTGCCAAACACCGCAGGACGATGGCTGATGGACTTGCCGAAAGAGTAGCGGCGGCGGTAAAGGAATCGCTTGCCCAGACCACAAAGAAGTTTTCGACGAAAGCCCAGGACGATGCGAACTATAAAACGCTGAACGAGCGCGCCGTGGAAACGGAAACGGAGATTGCTGAAGCCATCCGGCATATCAACGCCGAGCAGCAGAAGGAAGTGCTTGCAAACCTTCCCAATGCGATTGCAAAAGCCGTAGACCCCGCAAAGAGTTTCAACCTTGAACAGTGGATAGGCATCACGACGAACGCCATGACGCCCATCATGGAATCTCTCTATGAGACGACCGGCAAAGCGGCGGCAACAGAGCTTGGCAAGCCGGAACTCAATCCTATTTCGGATGTGAACGCGGCGAAGGCGCTCCACGAATCCATACAGAAAATGTCCACGAGCTATGAAACGACCGTATTGAACGAACTCGAAAAGGCAATCAATGACGGTCTCGTAAAAGGCAGCAGCCTCGCCGACATCACGAGCGCGGTAAGCGAAGTGTACGGCGCGGCGGATGATTACGGCGCACAACGCGTCGCACGAACAGAAGCGTTCCGCACGACGAACGCATCGCTCAAGGAAACGTGGAAGCAGTCCGGCGTCGTGAAGACGATCAAGTGGTACACGGCATCGGGCGATCCATGTGCGTTCTGCTCATCGCTCGACGGCACGATCATCAGCATCGACCAGAACTTTTTGAACGAAGGCGATCAGATCGAAGTGGACGGCAAGACGCTTGATGTCACCTATTCCGATGTAGGTTCTCCCCCTTTGCATCCCAACTGTTTTTGCATAACGAGACCTGAAGATATTTCACTTTAATGCAACGACGCTTCAAATCAACCAACTATGAATCGGTACCGTGTTCCGGAGGATGCGGAACGGTACTGCGCCGCAAGACCGGCGTCGTGCATCCGACGTGTGTCGAGTGCAAACAGGTGAGAGCGCGTGAACGCTGGCGCAAGAGCGATAAAACTTATGCACATAGCAAAACAAAATCAACTCGCTAGACTAAAGGCAAGAGCAACCAGTGTGCTCACCCACCACAGGAGCTAATGAATGATGAAACACTAAAAATCTTTTCGGCTGAACTCGCGAAGGAACTGAAGGCGAAACTTCAGAGCCAGCAGATCGCCGACTTCGTGGACACGGTAAAGGCATCCGGCGACGACCGGACGTTTGAAGTCGTCATGAGCACGTCCGACGAAGACCGCCAGGGCGATGAGCTTGACCAGTCCAAATGGGAACTCAAATACTTCGACCTAAATCCCGTCGTGCTGTGGGCTCACAATTACCAGAGCTTTCCTATCGGCATCGTCACCGATATTCAGATCGAAGGCAATAAGGCAGTCGCCACGGGCAAGTTCGCTCCGAAGGGCGTGAATCCCGAAGCGGACATGGCGTGTGCTTTATACCAAGAGAAAATCCTTCGCACCGTTTCGCCGGGCTACATTCAGAACGACGATGGCACGCGCGAATTGCTTGAGTTGAGCTTTTGCCCTGTGCCCGCAGGACGCTACGCGCTTTCCTTGCGGCAAGTGCGTTCGCTCGGCTTATCGACCCGCGAGCTGGTGACCAAAGGATTTTTCTTTGAGACGAAGGGCGCGGTTCCGTATGCCGACCACGGTATCGCCGATCCGGACACCGCATGGGACGGCCCGGAAGAGGTCAAAGAGTGCGGCGAGGATTTGAAAAAGCTCAAAGCCATTTGCGCATGGTTCGATTCAGAGAACGCGGATGTGAAGTCCGCTTACAAGCTCCCCCATCATCGAACCTCCGACTTAAAGGCTGTTTGGAACGGCGTGAAAGCGGCGGCAGCCGTCTTACAAGGCGGACGAGGGGGAGTTGAAATCCCATCCGGCGACATTCCCGCCGTCAAAGCCCATATCGCTTCACATTACAAACAGTTCGGCAAAACGCCGCCGTGGGAAGACGAGAAATCCGCGAAGACGGAGCAGATCGGCGAGCAGTGTCAATTGCCTGACGGCACACTGGGGATACTCGCAGACGATCCAGAGAATCCCGGCACTCTGATATGCGCTCCCAGCGACCCCGGCAAATCACAAGCAAACTCAACCTCTAAAACAATGCACGAAGAACTTACCAAAAACTTAAAAGCAGAAAACGAACGGCACGCGGGCGTCGTTACGGATGCGATTGACGAGTACACCGAGAAGGCGTTCGGCGAGGAAAAGAAAGCCGCCGACAAATCCGAGTTCGAGAAAGCATTGGATGAGTACACCGAGAAAATGGAGGGCGAGCATAAGGAGCATTTCGCCAATACGATGAAAGCGATTGACGAAAACTATGAGCTTGAAGACCAGACGAAGTCCATCGACGAGTTCAAGTCCGAGATCACGAACGAGCACGCGGAACACGTCAAGGCGCTCGACAAAGCGGCTGATACCTTTGCGGAACAAGCTGGAGATGCCGAGAACGACGGCGATGCCGATGACCAGAAGAAAGCAATCGACGAGTTCACCAAATCCGCGAGCGATGAGCTTGTGCGCCATGAAAAGGCGCAGAGCGACCTTGTGAAAGCTGAAACAAACGAAGACAAGACGGATGAGGAAAAAGCCCTTGCCGATGCGGTACTGAAGATCGGCGCAAGCATCTCCGCCAAGAACAAAGAGAAAATCAAAGCCGTTATCAAAGCTCTCGAAGACCACAATGCCGAGCACCAGGCATCCACCACTACCGCAATCGCCAGCCTCAAGGAACTCATGGGTTCCCCACAGGAAGACGAGGGGAAGGAAGAGCCGTCTGAAAAGACGGTTGCCCCGAACCAAAGGCCGAGTCCTACGGTAGCCCCGGAGAGCAAGAGCGACGATACTCTTTCAGAGTTCGAAGCGTACATGCTTTCACGCCGGTTACTGAAGGCGGTCTACCAGGCCTCCGGTGACGGACTCGCGAAGATCAAGAAGACTTTGCAGGAAAAGTACCCGGATCGCCGATAGACCACACCCTACAACTCTACAAGTGAACAAAGAAGAAGCTTTATTGAAGTCGGTCCAAGAGACCGTCAGCAAGAGTTTCAACGATTTCATGGAGACTTCCCTCGTCCCTACGATGGAGGAAATTTCCGTCAAGAACGCTCGCAAAGAAGTCGAGCGGATGCAGATCGAACGCTTCGTCCGTGGCCGGGATGTTTCCGGTTTGGGCGATGAGCAGAAGAAGGCTTTTGCGAAGCAGGTTCAGTCCGTGTTCCGTGGCGACCGCGAAGGTGCTTTGAAGGTGAAAGCCAACGAAGCGCTTATCGGCGAGCAGGACAACCGTGGAGGCTACTTGGTCGAGGCAGAGGTAGCGAGCGCAATCTTGCGTATCGCCGCTTCCGTCGGAACGATCATGAAGCAGTGCCAGCAATGGCCGATGAAGACCGATGAATTGGGTATCCCCAATTACACCGGCTCATTCCTTACCGGCTCTTACGTCGGCGTTGACCTTCCGGGCACCGTTACCGGCTTGACCTTTGGACAGGCAGTTCTCATTGCGAGAAAGTGGCAGCTTGCGTTTACCGTTGGCAACGACCTCTTGGCCGATGCGTCGGTACAGCTCGCTGACTGGCTTTTGGCAATGGCTGGCGAAGCTCTCGCCAACATGGTTGACCAACAGGGATTCATCGGTGGAACCGTTACAACGGCACCGGGTCCTTTCGTTGGCATCTTGAACACGCCGAATGTCCAGACGTACACCTTGGCAACGGGTAGCACGACCTACGCGAAGTTCGGCGTCATTGCCGATGCTTCCAACATGATCGGTATGCTCGAAGAGTCGATCTTGGACGGCGCTGCATTCTACATGCACCGCACCGTCTGGGCAGCTCTTCGCGTGCAGACCGGTTCTGATGGTTTGCCGCTCTTGCTCTTCGGTGGACTCGCGTCACCGGCAACGTTGGACATCGATCCGACTGGCGGACCTATCAAGCCAGCAGGTTCGATCCTTGGCTTCCCGGTTTACACGAATCGTTGGCTCCCTTCCACTTCGACCGCTTCGCAGGCAAACACGCCGTTCCTGATCTTCGGGAACATGAAAGCGTGCGCGTTCGGCGACAAGGGCGATTTGAGAGTGGCCCAGTTCGAGTCCGGCAGCTTTGGCGGCAAAGAGGTAGCTCTTTCCGACCAGCGCGGTATCGTCTACAAGCACCGTCACGCATTCGTGGTCGTGCTCCCTCAGGCTTTTGTGGTTGCGTACACGAGCGCTTCCTAGTCGGCTTAATCCCGCTCCGGCTTGCGCTGTTTCCTCAGTGTGAGCCGGACGGGACGAGGATCATATAAACCGCCCGTCGAACCGCAAGGTTCGTCCTTTCCGAATAAAGTCGAAGGAAAGCAGGGGCCAAACATCAATTCAATGCGCTTTAACGTATATGACAATGTGAAGATTCTCAAAGGCGTAAGTCTTGCTCCGCAGGATTTCAGCGGCTCAACCGCCGTTGACGGTTCGTCCGTTGACACGGTTGGAGGCGATAACGCCGCTATCCACGCCTACGGCGCGGCAGCGTCCGGCGCGCCTACGGCAGCCGCTCTCGTCGTCACGCTTCAGGAAGCACCTGATAACGCGACGTGGACGAATGCCTTGGACAACACTGGCACTGTGATCGGCTTCACGCTGAACTGCGAATCCGCTCCGGCGGAGAATGTTGCTCGCATCGAAGGTCTCGGCCTTAATCGGAAGCGATACCTTCGGGCGGTCATCACCCCGGCGTTTACCGGCGGTACTTCGCCAGCGATTCTTGGATACGCGTCGATCATCATCGGCAACGCCCAGGAGCGTCCGGTGGATTCGGCGGTCTCAAATACCTAGTATTTGAGTCTTCGTTCCCGTGGCACTTCCGGTGAGGTAAGTGCCACGACACGAGGAAGTTTCCTCGCCACACAATGGAACAAATTTCCCCTTATGCACTCACAACCCTCCAGCGCGTGAAAGATCGCGTCCTTGACGCTGCCAATCTCATCAACATCACGGGAACTACGACGAGTGGCTCGAACAGCGTCACGAGCGTCTCCAGCGTCACAAACATCGTCGTAGGACAGACCATCATGGGCGCTGGAATCGCCTATGGCACGACGGTAACGGCAATAGGCACGAATACCCTCACCTTGAGCCAGAATGCGACCGCTACGGCCACTGGCGCGGCGTTATCGGTCATCAATCAGCCCGTAGGCCTCGATACGTTGCTTATTCGCCTTATCAACGGCTCGACGGACTTTATCGAACGCACCTGTGGCAAAACGGGACCGGAGAAAAGCCCGAACGACGGCCACTTCATTCAGAAGACCTACACGAATGAGGTCTACAGCGTGCGCGGTCGCAAACAGACACAGCTCGTACTCCGCAATTCGCCGGTCATATACGCATTTCTCAGCGGAGATCTCACGAACAATTCCACGACCGTCGCGAACTGCTCGACGACTGCCGGACTTGTCGTAGGAATGCCCATCGTTGGCGTGGGCATTTCGAGCGGCACGACCATTGCGGCAATCGACAGCGGCGCATCGACCATCACGTTGAGCAAAGTCGCAGGAACGACGCAGACCGCCGTCTATCTCGAAGCGAGCGGTCTCTTGAGCTTTCAGTGGCGTTCCGGGACGCCGAGCAATCCCCAATGGATCGCCTTCATTCCCGATCAGTTCGAGATCGTGGAGCAGGGCGCAGCGGGCATCGTCCGCGTCTATGGCGCAATGCCACGGCTGTATGACAATATGCTCCGCGCGACCTATATCGCGGGCTACGCCGTGGACTGGGCGAATGCCGGAAATGGAAGCACCCATCTCTTGCCCGCAGACCTCACGGGCGTATGCGAAAACATCGTGACACGTCTCTTCAAGCGCCGACAGCTTGACGGCAAAGCATCGGAGAACATCCAGGGCGCGACAACCGCATGGCGCGATACGCTCGACGGCTTTGACCTTGAAGTGCTCGCCGGATACACCCGCGTCGGCTCATATTTCTAACCTCAATGGTAATCTTCCAAGTCGCCATCCCGAATATCTCACTACTCCAAAAGGCGCTTGCTTCGTATCCTTCCATTTCAAAACCAGTCCTTCAGGACGCCGTGGTAGCGGCGCAGACAACGCTCGCAAAATACACCACCTCATCCACCGTCCCTGTCCTCACCGGATACCTTTTGCAGCATTGGGGCTTTGACATCGGCGACCTTCAGGCGCGCTGGTATCCGAAAGCCGCCTACGCTCCGTATGTTGAGTTCGGCACGCGACCACACGTCATTGAGGCAGTGAACAAGAAAGTCCTTGCGAACACGCGCACCGGCCAGATATTCGGCCCCGTCGTGCATCATCCGGGAACAAAGGCAAATCCATTCCTTGAACGCATCATGGCGGCGGCACAGCCTGATATTGAAGCGCTCTTCGTCACGGCGCTCGAAACGATAAACACGCAAATCTTAGAACAATCCGCATGAACTACGCCTCACCCATGAAAACAGCGATCATCGCGGATCTGACCGCACTCGTCACGGCGGGAACGCTTGGCAGTGTGATTGCGGACGATTATTCGAAAATCAATCCTCTCGATAGGAATATCGCGGCAACGCCCGTTGCCATCGTTCTTCCGCCATTGGTCACGACATCGGTATACGAGGACGTGGCGACGAATCTCCGCGAGTATATGTGGTACATCCAGATAGCCGACATCCCTGAGCATGTGAGTACCGGAGGCAGTACCTATATCGAAACCCTCATGGATGCAGTGCTGAACGCGTTTGACCAGGACTGCACGCTGCAAGGCTCCGCAATAGGCGGCGTACTGCCCGCAGTGCTTGAACCGCCCGGCATCGTGAACGCCAACGGCATCAGCTACGTCACGTTCTATGTAACTTTCAAAGCTCGGCAGATCGTACCGGCAGCCGTCAAATGATGAGCATATGCACATGGACATCACGAACCGGATTGCTATGCTAAACGCAAGAGGCTGGCAGCCCGTCACTGCCGCTCGAATAAACCTATCCCATACATGATTCAAGATTCTCCCAAGAACAAAATGATTGACCCGTCCGCCGAGGACGCGGGCAAAGTCACGCTCAAGGCCGTAAGCGGTATCAAGAATGAGTACCACTTTCCCGGTGTTCCCCATTGGAAGCCGCTCGGTGTCATCGCATCCACCTATGAGGAAGCGTTGAACATTTGGAAGACATTGCGAAAGCCGGTGAATCCGGAACCTGTACAGGAAAAGGTCGAAGAAGAAGTCAAAGAAACCACTAACGAACAATAGCAATGTCACAAAAAGGAATCGGCAGACTATTCAGCATCGGCATCGCGAAGGAAACAACGCGCGGCACCGCAGTTTCAGCCGCCTCATACTGGCTCCCTTTCAGCGACGCCTCTCTTGATGAGAAATTCGCCAATGTCACGCAGGACGAGGCATACGGCATCATCGAGGATTCGATAGGACAGTTCCGCGTGAAGAACTGGGCCGAGGGAACACTCAAAGTTCCGGCTACGGACAAGAGCTTGCCGCTCTTGATGTACTCGCAGTTCGGCGCACTGGCAAGCGCGGCGCACTCCGGCGAAACGACGGTCTACGACCACACGATCACGGTAGGCGAATCGGCGCAGCACCAATCGCTCACGCTCTTCATCCACGACCCGCTCGCCGCGCAAGATTATTCCTACGCATTGGGCGTCATCTACAAGACCGAGTTCGATGCGGAGCTGAACAAGTTCGCGGCGCTCTCGCTTTCCGTCAAGGCGCAGAAAGGCACGCAGGAATCGAGCTACACGCCGTCCCTCGTTTCGGAGAATCGTTTCTTACCGCAGTACATGACGTTCAAGTACGCGACTTCCGTATCCGGCTTGTCCACCGCGACCGCCATCGCATTGAAGTCAATCAAGCTCACGATCAATGGGAACATCGAGGACGACGAGGTATTGGGCAGCGTCGCCCCCGTGGACTTCCTCAACAAGGAGTTCATGATCGACGGCACGCTCGAAGCGATTTACCAGAACGAGTCCGACTTCAAGACCGCCGCGCTTGCCACCCCGAACGTCGCACAGGCGATGCTCATCGACTTGAAGAATACGGACGTGACCATCGGCACGGCGGCACATCCTGAAATCGCCATTACGCTCGACCAAGTGTATTTCATGGAATACTCGCGTCCGATCAAGATCAAGGACACGACATACCAAACGGTAAAGTTCAAAGCCACGTATTCCATCGCCAATTCGGAGATGGGCAAGATTGTCGTAACAAATAATGTGGTGAGTTATTAGGTTAGCTAGTGTAAGTACGCCCATTGACACAAGTAACCGCTACGGTAATGTTAGTAGGTGAGACCCACCACACAAACATTCGTCTGTATCGTTTGCGGCAAGCGGACATACAAGATACCGAGTCATACTACGCAGAAGTACTGCTCCCGCACGTGCTATATGACTGTTGCTCGGTATCAGCTCGCGAAGCTAGCACAAAATAGCAGCCGCCCTCGCTTGATTGGTAAATGCCTTGTTTGCAGGAAACGGATCACATTTGTAAGAAGCAATCCACATCTTTACTGTTCACGAACGTGTTACAACGCGAAGCGAAAAGGTTCACTTGTCCGATGCACTGAGTGTAGGCGCGAATGGTATCGTTTGCCTTCACAAGCGCGGCGCGGGTCAACACGATGTTCCAAGAAGTGTGCTAGCGCATTTGTCGGCCGGACATATCGTGGTGCCAGTGCAAAGAGATTAGTAGAAGCGCGACAATACGTAGATCACACCAGTCCTACAGCGAGAGAACGCAAGAGAAGAATAACACTCGCAGCATACGCGGAGGGACGCCTAAAACCAAGATTAGGAGCCGCAAGCAACCTTTGGAAAGGCGGTATCGCCTCTCTCCAAAATCGCATGAGGCACACGGCGAAGTACAAAGCATGGCGGAAGGCAGTATATGAGCGGGACAAGTACAAATGTAGACGATGTGGAACAGGGAAAGACCTTCATGCCCATCACATCAAAGAGTTCTCCACTCATCCCCGCCTCCGTTATGTCGTAAGCAATGGCCTCACTTTCTGTCGAACGTGCCATAGCAAGCATCATGGACGACCGATTCCTAACATCGGCAAAGTAAATAAGAAATAAATCAACTAAATCCTCACCATATGAACGAATCACGACCCACAAAAGAACTCACGACGCCCGGCAATCACAAGGTAGTCATGAAGGACTACCTCACCGCGCGTGAGTTCATGCCGATAGTAAAGGATTCCCCTGCAATCCCCACGCAAGCGGACAACATCCAAAAGGCACTCAAGCTCATCGAAATTGCGGTCACGTCCATCGACGGCGTGGCAGAGAACATCGCAGACCTCGTGCAAGACCTTCCGCTCGAAGACTACATGTTCATCTCGCAAGAAGTCGCGAAGCTCGCAAATTTTCAGAAGACGAAGAACTCCGATGGCACGAGTTCTTCGTCATCGGCAGAGCAGAGCTAAGCCAGGAACAGCTTGCCATTCTCGTATGCCGCGAAATGGGATGGAGCTATGACGAATATCTCCAAGCCCCGTATCGCATTATCCGCAGTATCTTGCACATGCTTCGCGAGGAAAGCGAGGAATCGAAGCGGCGCTCAAAGGCATAAGCGAAGGTCCGCGCACCTTGCCAAATACCTGCTTTTGCGGCATTGTGAAGGGGTAAAAAGGTCGAAACCCAACACATTACAACCATGCAGGAACTCATTGCCATTATCATCACCGTCCTAATTCTCTGTCTCATTACGATCCCGTTCGCCGTTGTCTTCATCGGCGCACGCCATCTCGCAAACCAGTGGAAAAAAATAGGGGATGCGGCAGACAAATATCTTCAATCAAAATAACGCCCGATGGACACCGTCCTGCAAATCCTCATATCAGCGGTTGATAACGCATCGGAAACCTTTGCGGCAATCAGCGACGAGCTGAGTATGATGGCCGGTGAGACGGCTGCGGCGTCCGATTCGGCGAGCGCGAGCTTCGACTCAATGGCAACCTCAATGGAGGCAAGCCTCAATGAAGTCGGCTTGACGATGAATTCGGTCACGGGCGAAATTGATGACCCTTTACTTACTCAGGAACAATCTTTCGCATTAGCCGCCCAGATCGCCCAGGAATCAGATCAGGAGATCATCGACGCGATGCTTTTGACCGGCACGAGCGCACAGGAAGCCGCCGCGACCATCGAGGAAGCGAACGCGGCAATCGACGCATCTTCGGCGGAAACCGCGTCGGTAGGCAAGGCCAATTACGGCGCGCTTGCCGCCGCCGCAGGGATAGCGTTCTACGGCATCATGACCGCCGTCAATAATTCCATCTCCGATTCGAAGGCGTGGAATGTCGAATCCGCGACGATTGCGAACACGTTGAAAGACACGGGCTCGGCAATTCCGCTTACGCAGGTACAACAGTACGCACAACACGTCCAGTCATTGACGCTACTCACCCAACAACAGGCACTCCAAGCGGAGGGCCTCATTTTGAATTACAAAGACCTGCAACCCCACTATGAATCGCTCACGATGCTCACCGCCGACCTTGCGACGAAAATGTCGCAGACTTCCGGCACGATGGCAGACAACATGCCCCAGGCCGCGAAGATTCTGTCGGCGGCGCTTGAAAACCCCCAGCAAGGAATCAGCCAACTTGTTCGACAGGGAACGGTGGCAATTCCGCAAGCGTCCGTCACGATCATGGAGAATCTCGCGAAAGTGGGAGACACCGCCGGAGCGCAGGCAATCCTGCTCAAGATTCTACAAAGCTCGATTGGCGGCATGGCACAATCAGCCGCGCAAGCGCCCGGAGCCGGGCTCACCCAACTGACCAACGCAATCACGTCGCTCGGTACGGTCATCGGCACCGACCTTCTCCAATATCTCGATCCGATTGCAAAGGCGCTTCTGCCCGTCGTACAGGGAATCAGCGCATGGGCGAAGGCACACCCCATCCTCACCGATGTCATCATTGGCGGCGCAGTGGCGTTCACCGGATTGCTTTTGACGTTTGCTCTGCTTGGTATCGCTACGATGGGTCTGAGCGCCGCGATGGTCGCACTCTCGGCTCCCATCCTGGTCGCGATAGGGGCAGCTTTACTTGCCGCTGCTCCCTTCATCGCGCTCGGAGCAGCTATTGTCGTTCTCGCAACGCTTATCATCACCAACTGGAATGCCCTTGCCGCCGACATGCAGGCGATTGGCGAGATCATTTCAACGAACTGGGAGGCGACATGGAACATCATCTTTACATTCGGCTCGAATATCCTGAACACCATCAAGAACACGATTCATGCGATCATCATGGACATTAGCGCTGACTGGACGAACGTGTGGACAGGCATATCGAACTTTTTCTTAAAAATTTGGACCACGATTGTAAACGGCCTCAAAACCAACATCAATAACGTCATCACCGTCTTGGACGCTTTGATCGGCGCGGTGGATAGTCTGCACATCAACATTCCATCGATCACCATTCCGGGCACCAAAATCGGGACGCCAGCCTTGAACATCGCTTTTGACATTCCACAGATTCCGCACCTCGCCACGGGAGGCATCGTGAGCGTTCCGACCGTCGCGCTTATCGGCGAAGGTGGCCCGGAAGCCGTAGTGCCCCTCTCGTCGTCCGGTATCGGCTCGCTTGCAGGCGGCGCGCCCGGAGCAACCCAGCCGCAAATTGTCATCAATATCCAAGGCGGCTACTACCTTGACCAGCAAGCCGCGACACAGATAGGCAACAACCTCGCGAAGCTCATCGTCCAGCAGATTCGCGTAAAAAACTATGCTCTCTAACGCATGGCAAGTCCTGTACGCATCTACGACAACGGCACCGATATAACAAAGTCCGTCGATTGGAAGTCCGTGGACATGGTTTCCGTTCTAACGAAGGAAACCGGCACGCTCAAGTTCAACGTGCGCCAGGGCGTCGGCCAGACCTATCCCGCGAAGACGATTCCGCAGATCGGCGACATCGTTGAACTGTATGACTCGACCGGCATCATCTTCGGCGGCACCGTCACGCAACTTGAACCCATCATCAACGGCCTTCGGCTCGTATGGCAGGTAACGTGTACCGACTGGGGCTATCTGCTCGACGGAACGCTTGTGAAGAAGAACTACACGATGCTCGATCCGCATGACATCGCGATAGACATCATCAACACGTTCTGTGCCGGTAAGGGCTTCACGACCAACCACGTGCAGATGGGAAATTTTCTCGTCCCTTCCATCAAGTTCAATTACCAGCAGCCAAGTAAGGCGCTCCAGTCGCTTGCAAAACTCGTCGGCTGGGATTGGTTCATCGACCCGAACAAAGACCTCCATTTCTTTTTGGGCGACGTTGACAGCGGCGCAGGTGGGGGTGCGGTTGGCGACGGCGGTGTGGCTCCAATCATCGTGGACGGAACGACCGGCCAGATCGAATGGAACTCGCTCGACGTAGACCTCCAGATCACGAACATGCAAAACAGCGTGTATGTCATCGGCGGACTTTACATCAAGACCTTCACCGCAGCGAATACGCCGGACGTATTCTTAACTGACGGTACGCGCCAGTTCTTCAGCACCTCATATCCATATTTCAACAGCACATCAACCAATCCCTACGAAGTTCCCATTCAGGTGACGCTCGACGGCGTTGAGCAGACGGTGGGAACCGCCAATACCACCGATCCGAGCTTAGTGCAGGTGCTTTATAACGACCTACAGAAATGGGTCCAGTTCACCGCAGGCGCTCCCGCAGCAGGCCAGACGGTCAAGGTATTCGGCGGCGCAAAAGTTCCTATTGTTGCCCATGCGCAGGATTCCGCGAGCGTTGCAACCTACGGCGAACGGCAGGCGGCGGTGTCGGACAATAAGATTTATAGCGTGCCGGAAGCGCAAGCGCGCGCACAAGCCCAGATCCTCCAGTTCGGACATCCGGTCTACGACGTGAAGTTCAACACGCTCGTCCCCGGATGCAAGATCGGCCAGGTCATTGACGTGTACCTTCCCGCGTTCGGAATAGATAAGTTTCTCGTCATCAAGCGCATCGAGGCAGTCGGCTATACGCCGGGCGACGACAATCTGGGCATCAACGGAATGCTCCAATATCAGATTGAGTGCATCGGCTCTGACACTGTGACCTTTACCGATCTCATGACCGCCGTCCTTCAACAAGAAGCGACGCAGACGACTATATCCGATTCAACCGTAATTGAAGAATTGCTCGTACTTGCGGAAACCGTCATGGTAGCCGATGCCGTCGTATTAGCGCACGAGGCGCGGCCATACACATGGGGATAAACCCACCCTTGTCTTATTGCGCCATTGTTCTACGCTTAAAGTAATGCAACACCTCTCACCCTCTAACATCACAACGAAAGGAGGAGCGAAATTACGGAGCATTGTCAAGCGAATGCTCAAGAACCGCGTATTGCGGAAACCCGCTTTGCACCTTGCCTTTGTGCTCGGGTTTCGCGGCATCAATCGCGTCGCACGCGCCCATTACAAATTCGTCCGCGAGTACCACGGCGAGAAGTTACGCCGCAAGGAGACGCTCATCACGGGCGATGACGGGATTAAGCGCGTCTATCTCAAGCCTCAGCTCGCCTTCGATTACAACTCCCGTGTGAACGTTGGCGCGGAGCTGTGTGCGTATTTGCTCTCCGGCGATAATTTCAGCAGCCTTACGTCGCCAGGCATTCCGAAGTACATCGCGCTTTCAACGAGCACCTTGACCCCAGCAGCCACCGACACGACGCTTTCCGGCGAAACGACCGTCGCCGGACTCACACGCGCGGCAGCGACCGCACAGGGATACGTCGCACCGAGCGCACTCGACGGCGGCGCAAGCTTCAACTTCTACAACGCCTTTACGCTTACGGGCGCGGCAACGACCGTCGTCTCAACCGCTTTGTTCGATGCGGCGTCAGGCGGCAACATGTTTGCGGAAGTGAACTTCTCGTCATCGGCGGCGATGGCAACGGAGGACATTCTACAGGTTACGTGGACGGTAAATTTCTAACATGGCAACCGCAAAACCAACCTACAGTTCGCAGGTAGACATCACCCCAGCCGGACTGCAATCACTGGCGAACGGATCATCCGTCGCAACGGCGGCGCAGACGAACGCTTCAAATCTCTATCAGGATGTTGAAGTGACGGTCGTCATCGCGGGAACGGCAACTTCAACCGCTTATGCCAGTGTGTATCTCCTGTCCTCGCAAGACAATTCCAACTTCGACACGCAAGCATCGGCACAATATCTCGGAAGTATTATTCTCTCCGCTACACCGCAGCAGCGCACATTCTCTATTCTCGGACAGACAGGGATGCTCGCCATTCCCGAATACTACGAAATCATGGTCGTGAATTACACGGGAGCGGCGCTTGCTGCATCGGGTAACGCGATCAAGGTCGTAGGAGTCAATACGACGATTGCGTAATGGCGTGGTTCGGGGATAACAAGATAGGGCGCATCGGGCGTTTCTGGGGAAACGACCCGACGTTGGTTTCGTATTACCAGCTCAACGGAAGTTCCATAGATAACTCGGGAGGTGGAAAGAACGGCACCGATACTGCTGTTTCCTATTTACCGACGCAAGCATGTCTAAATAAGGCACTTGGAATAGGAGCCACTTTTGGTAGTACGAGCAATATCACCACCTCTCTCTGGCTCGCTTCCAATTCGATTTTTAGCTATGCGTTCTGGGTTTACGTTCCCAACACTTCTTTGGCGGGCGTTTTCATATCAAACGGGAATAGCAATTTAAGCGCGGGTACGGGCGTAGCAGTGGGAGTAGGAGACGCGGGGAGCGGTGGGACATTTCAAACTGCTGGCAATCAACTCATCGTTCTCGCCTCTGGAGTAGCGTGGATGCCAACGGGAGCGAATCTCGGCACGGGCTGGCACCTTGTAGTCGTTACGAGAGATGGCACGACAATGAAAGCCTATCTAGATGGCTTGGAGACTCCTACCCTCGCTTCTTCAACGGCAACTCCCGCTACTCCCAGTGGAAGTGGCTGGTTCGATATGGGCGATACGACGAATCAGTTCCCGAACTTCGTTGGAGCTTTAGGCGAGGTAGCCATCTTCTCCCGCACGCTTTCCCCATCCGAAATCGCCCAATACTACGCATGGGCGACTCGCAAGCAGCAGAACTGGATGCAGAAGGCGATTACTTTACTCAGCACTACATGGGCGCGCACCGGTTCCGTATCCATCATGAATGCCGCTTCTCGCTACGCCACGGCAACCTATCACCTTGCAATCGCATGGGTCCGTTCCGCATCAGTAACGATGATGAACAGCGCGAGCCGTTTGGCAACTGCCACGTACCATCTCGTTATCAATTGGACGCGTACCGCGAGCGTCAGCATCATGAATAGCGCATCGCGCTATGCGACTGCGGCATGGTATGAAGCCATCGTGATCGTCCGCACGGCATCCGTAAGCATGATGAACTCAGCCTCTCGCTACGCCAAAGCCACGAAGCAGTTCATCATCAAGATCGGCAACACGATACGATGGTCCTTTTTTACGTGGTCATGACTATCAACATGCGGAATAACGGCAAAATGCTAGAGTGAACCTAATGGAGGCACGAACACCCGATAACCACATAGCTATTGCGGAAGCGGCGATACGGATAAAAGGCACCGTCATTCTTCGCGCATATAAAGCCGGAACGAAAGAGCTGCTCACCGAGATTGTCACGCCGAACATCGTCGTCAATTCGCCGAATTTCGGCCTTGACCTCATCATCCAAAGGCTCATAGCGACCAACACCTATTCCCTGAACATCACCCAAGGCGAGATCGGCACGGGCACAACCACGCCAGCCGTCACGGATACCCAGCTTACGGCAGGAGTGGCACGTACTTCCGTGACCTATTCCGCCGACAACGGCAATACTATCGCCGTGCTCCAGTTCTTCTTTCCCGATTCAACACTCCCAAATCAGACCTACACGGAGTTCGGCACCTTCGTGGACGGCAGCAATGTGCTCGGCTCCGGCCAGATGTTTAACCACGCACTATTCTCCACGTCATACGCAAAGGTCTCGGGCGTGGATATAACCGTCGAAGTGGACTTTACTTTATCGCAATAAGCCAATGCGCTCTAATCCAGTAAATGCAGGCGACGCGGGCACCGCCGCACAGTACGACAACCTTCGCGACGACGCATATGGCGGTTCACTGTTGCTCACGCATCAGCAGACCACGCCAGGTATGACACTCTACGTTGAGCCAGGCACGTACTACATCGGCACTACGCGAATCATTATTGCCGGAGGCAGTACGCCTACCTTCACCGCGCCCGTCACCTATCCGCGCATCGACCTTGTGACAGCGGACAGCACCGGTACGATTGCGATTGTGCAAGGCACCGAAGCATCGACACCCGTCGCACCGGCATACCCATCAAACAAGGTGGTGTTGTGCGAGGTCTACAACGTCGTAGGAGAAACGGCGCTCTATGACCTTGTGAATGAGGTTTCCGGCCAGGGTTATATCTCAAACGATGTGCGCCCGTTTGTGAAACCCACTTACATCGGCAGCGCATCGCAAGTTGCCGCCAACCTTTTCATCCCGTGGATAGCAAGCCCAGTACAGGGCGACATTGCATATTTCAACGGTACTGCATGGGCACGGCTTCCGGCAGGGACTTCAGGGTTTTTCTTGGAGACCCAAGGCGCAAGTGCGAACCCACAATGGGCGAGCGCCATCTCCGCACAGGGGTTCATCACAAATACCAATCTTTATAACGACTCTTCATCAAACGCAATCTCATCAGTAACTGCATCCACAATCCACGAGATACAGCTTCAGGCAGGAGCACCAACACTGACGTACACGATCCAAGGAACTATCAGGGGATACAACAGCGGAACCTGCTACTACCAGATATACAAGAATGGCGTATCAGTGGGGACATTGCATTCAACTGCGTCAACGACTGATGTGAGTTTTACCGATAGCGTGAGCGCAACAGCAGGCGATTTGATTCAGCTTTATGCTTATGCATCTAGTAGCGGCTCCCCTTACGGTTACGTTGACGGTTTTGCGATTATTGGATTCCCAGTTCCGTCCTCGCTGATACCAACTAAGAACAGCTAACCCATGGACGCCGAAGCAAAACTCCCCACTCAAGTTGGAACGTCCGGCGGCGGCACGGGTTGGTCAGCCGTGCTTCAAAACACTGAGTTTACATAATCCCATGAACGATAACGACATATCAGAACAGCAAAAATCACCCTATCTTACGTCAAGTTGGCTTGTGGGAGTCCTTGTTCTGGCGCTCGGCACGATACTTACGATGTATTTCTCTTTCGTGCAGTCCTCGCAAGCGCAAGTGAACTCTAACGTGCAATCGCAGATTAATGGCATACAGAGTCAGCTATCGAAGCAGACTGCGATTCTTATCCTTATTGCCACGAAGGACGGCATTCCGGCACAGGAAATAGCCAACTTGACGAACTGATGCGCCGCTCAACGAGCCTGTGCATAAGCGCCCCTCGACATATTCCGCAGAAATCCCACAATTAAACTAATGCAACACTTTTCGACCTTAGGATACGTTCCTTCACCGGAAGATAAGCGCGACTTCACACTCGAAAGAGTAAACAACATTCTTGGCGCGCCCGTTGTCCCCGTAGCGTATTCCACCGACCTCTCAGCCGTTCCTGTTCTCATGCAGGCGCAAGAGCCGTCCTGCATTGGACACGCAACCGCCGCAGGAATGATGTACACGGATCAAGGCGCGTATTCCTATGACTATTCACCGCGCTTCTTATATGCGCTCTGTAAGCGTGACGACGGCATACCGAATGTAGAAGGTACTTACTATCGTCAAGCGTTGAAGGAAGCGCAACAGTATGGCGTCTCTGACAACGCGCAGTTCCCGAACGATGTGACGCTTGATGTTCCTACCTACTCGAATGCGGCGCTCATTCCGCCCGAAGCATTTACCGTTGCCAAGAGCCGCCTCGTCAAGTCGTATGTGGCAGTAACCGACCTATCGTTTAATGGACTGAAAGCGGCCATCGCACAGAACAAGGTCGTCCTATTGGGCGTCAAGGTTGGAAGCGAATGGTGGACAGCGAAAAGCGGCGTGACATCGTGGAATGCTGCCGATCTTTTTCCGCTTCGTACTCCGCAGATCGTCATCTCCGGCCACGCTATCGTTGCCTATGGCTATGACGAGAACTATATATACTTCCGCAATTCGTGGTCTACCGAATGGGGCAATAATGGCAACGGGTTCTTCGGCGTGGACTACATTCCCTTCGTGCAGGAGGCATGGACGTTCATGGATTTAGCGCCGGAAGTCGTCCAACAGCTCAAAAACAAAATCAGCATCCTTTCCGAGCTTGTTGCCCTTTTTACGAAACTTGTTTCCCTCATAAAAGGTCGAACAACACCCAACTAATCATCATGAATCCCAAATACTCTTTGTTCTTCCATCTTCTCGCGCAGGTGCTTGCCCAGAGCGCAGTAGCGTCCCTCGTGCCCGCAGGAATCTACGAGAAAGTGTTCGCCGCAACCGTCGCAGTCGTAGGCGTCATCGTCGCGTTCTATGACACGACCGCAGCCCCGACCAACAACACGACCACCACAACGCCCGCTGCTTAGACGACCACGCAATAGTCGAACATCCACACCGGTAGCTCTTACGGACGGGACTGTCCAGCTAAGCCGCGCGGTTTACTCCTAAAGGATTGCTACTGGCGTAGGCGTTCAACGAACGTCCAGCTCTGAAGGTTTGTGAAAACGACGATTCGACCCGTCGCAAGTAGCGGCCTTCGGAATTGGGCGTTTGCGAGGAATCCCATAATGGATTCCGCCGCTTAACCAAGCACAACAAACGCCCTTCTACCGCACCTTCACAACTGAATATGAAAGGAATCTATGGAACAAACGAACTGCATCTTGCTCGGCGACTGCGCTGAACTGCTTCGCAGGCATATGGCAGAGAGCGTGGACTTTGTCCTTGCCGACCCGCCCTATCTTGCGAACTACCTTGACCGCGACGGACGCTCGGTAACGAACGACGACTGTCGCGGGGCATGGCTCTATCCCTCATTTGCGGAAATCTACCGCGTGATGAAACGCGATAGGTTCTGTGTTAGCTTCTACGGCTGGCCGCATGTTGACCGCTTTATGACGGTATGGAAGGCCATCGGCTTCCGACCTGTTGGACACATCGTCTGGCGCAAGAAATACGCCTCATCCCGGAAGTTTCTCGCCTACTGCCACGAGCAAGCGTTCCTGCTTGCGAAAGGCAATCCGCAAAAGCCGGACAGTCCTCCAAACGACATTCTCGATTGGAGCTATACCGGCAACCATCTCCATCCGACCCAAAAGCCAGTGAGCGCCTTAACGCCGCTTATCAAAGCGTTCTCGAAGGAGGGCGAACTCATCCTTGATCCGTTCTGTGGATCGGGAAGCTCGCTCATCGCCGCGCACTCTTTGGGAAGGAACTATCTCGGCATCGAGATCGATCCTGCCCACTACGAAACCGCATGTAACCGACTTGCTTCATAAAACGAGAAAGGAGACCGATGAATAACGACGAAGCTATCCGTCTGCGCATCGTGAGCCGCGCCACACCAATCGTCACAGAGCTTGTGACGCGCTTCACTCTCGCGCAAAACGACCTTCAATCGGGACAACACCGCGCCGCAATCGGCGCACTCGATGGCGTGGACACCCTGATTGACAACCTCCGCTGTCTTCTACGGCTTCTTGAGCCATAAGCAGTCCCGCACCGAACCTTCACAACTCAACAAGGAGAACTCAAATGGAGCAGCTCATGGCACACACCGGAGCTTCAAAACTCACTCGCGACCAACTGGCCACGATCCTTCCGCCCGAAGGGACAGACACCTTCCGGCCCATCCCTCACGCTGAACTCATCACGAACGTCATTGACGGGCTTTCGTACCGGCATATCAACGTCGTCAAAGACGAATACGCCGTGTCCGAAGACGGCATGAAGCTCTTTGGCGTGCTTGACCTCGAAACGACGTTTGACGGCTGTAGATTCTCGCTCGGCATCCGGAACGCCAATGACAAGTCCATGCGCCTTGCCTTGACCGTCGGCTATCGGGTGTTCGTGTGCGACAACATGACGTTCCACGGCGACTTTACGCCCGTGCTCGCCAAGCACTCAAAGCACTTCAACCTTGCCGATGCCGTTGATGTTGGACTCGGAAGGATGCAGCGCAATTTCGAGCCGATGCGGAAGCAGGTGGAGAGCTGGCGCGGCTATCAACTGAGCGATGCCGCCGCAAAGCTCATCATCTACCACGCGTTCATCGAGGATGCCTTGGAAGCGCCGAAGCATCTCTCTCGGCACGTCCATGAGCATTACTTCAACCCTCAGTATCCAGAGTTTGCCCCGCGCACATTCTGGAGCCTGTCGAATGCCTTTACATCGGCGTTCAAAGAGCTTGACCCTGTTCCGCAGTTCAAAGCGACGGCGAAATTGGGCGGCTTCCTTGCGGCGGTCAACTAGGAGGGAACATGCTCACCTTCCATCACCGAAAGCCAAAATCGCTCGGTGGCCGGAGAGAGCCTCAAAACCTCATCCGGCTTCCCCACAAAAAGCACCAGGCGTGGCATTTTCTCTTCATGAATTTCACGCCCGAACGGATCGCGGAAGAGATAAACCAAAAATATCTCGACCCCGATTATGAAGTGATCGTAAGGAGGAAAGGAAGTGTGTGATGATTCGATGCCCGCAATGCAAAGAATCAAGTCCCGACTGGATGCCCTACTGCATATGTTGCGACTACGTCTTCCATTGCAGCCCGCGCGTCCGGTACCCGCTGAAAATCGTTTGTTCATCCTGCAATTCTCGGGTGGACATACGTTCGTTCTCCTACTCAGCCAATGGAGAAATCGAGTTCTCCACTCACTGCGGTTTCTGCCATAAGGACGAATCGCTAAGCATCCGGAGCCGCAAACTTGTCGAATGGGCCAACGAAGGGAGGAGGGATTGTATATTCTCATTCCCACACTGATATGGAAATCGTCTATCGCCACTTTCCTTGCGATGGAATGTGCGGACGATATATCAACGTTCCCACCCACATCGCGCGGCAACTCATGAAGCCCAACGGCACGATCATCCGCCATGAAGCGGTGTTCTGTCCAGACTGCACGATATGGCTTCTTGAATCCCTTGAATTTCAGGTAGCTATTTACCTTGAGACACATCCCATTTGATGTGTCTTTTTTTGCGCATTGACCCGCGCGTTCCGACACGATATGTTTGGCATATCGTGCAATCCGTGCATCAGTTCGCCTTCGATTATCACCATCAAAAAATAGGCAATTCCTTAATCCTCCATGCTGATTGCCTCGAATGGATGGGGAGAATCCCTGAGAACTCGATACATGGCATCGTTACCGATCCGCCGTATGGCGTAAAGGAGTACGAGTTCGACCAGCTCCACAAGCGAGCAAACGGCAACGGTGGCATCTGGAGAATTCCCCCATCGTTTGACGGAAGTGTCCGCGCACCATTGCCTCGATTCACCGCATTGAACCAAAAGGAACGCGACCAGCTTTACCGATTTTTCGTGGAATGGTCGAAAGTAGCCGTTCATGCGCTCCGGCCCGGAGGCCATGTTTTTATCGCTTGCAATTCGTTCTTATGCCAGCCAGTGTATACAGCACTCGTGGAAGGCGGCCTTGAGTTCAGAGGCCAACTCATCAGAGTAGTGCGGACGCTGCGCGGCGGCGACCGTCCCAAAAATGCGGAAGAAGAATTCGCCGATGTGTGCTCGCTTCCGCGAGGCAGCTATGAGCCGTGGGGCATTCTTCGCAAACCCATTCCGTCCACGATGAAAGTGAGCGACTGCTTACGAAAATATGAGACAGGAGGCTTGCGGCGGCTTCCCGAAGGTTTGCCGTTCTCCGACCTCATACAGTCCGGCAGAACTTCTCAGGAAGAGCGGGCGATTGCCGATCACCCAAGCATCAAGCCACAGGCGCTTTTGCGAGAACTCGTCTATAGCGTACTTCCGCTCGGCAAGGGAATCGTGCTTGACCCATTCATGGGATCAGGCTCAACGATTGCAGCCGCCGAAGCACTCGGCATTTCTGCCATAGGGATTGAGAAATTTGAAGAGTATTACAAAATGGCACAACGTTCGATTCACCCGTTATCCCTCGTGAGCGTCGGGCGCGACCAGATCGACCTCGCCTTCGTTTAGAGCCGGAGCTTTGTATATCCAGTTCGCCATCATTTTGTCGTAGCCGGTTCTTGTCACACTCGCGGTAATCGTGCGCCTGCTGGTTTCAGATCGACCCGCAAAAAGCCAATCACTTCTTTCAAGTAACGCCCCACAAACCATCAGGAAGCGAAACGGTTTTGGGTCGATTCCTCGTGCAACGTCCGTGGGCCTTCCGCCCGCAAAGGCAAAGACCATAAGCCACGCATCTTCCGGATTGTGCCCCTGCCATCCTCTCAGATAACGAGATGCTTTTACTTCGATTCCATCGGCTCCCGCGTGTTGTGCAGAATTGTTCGGATACCGTCCGGCAGGAAGGATGTCAGGATGACCGTTGTGATAGGTGTTCTTCGCAACACTCGTGCAGTGCTTCGGTATGCTGGCCGTCATGAATTCGCCGACCATACTGCTGAAATTCGCGGGCATGAGCATGTCCTCGAAACGAGCCATTCCCTTCGTGCAGAGCTGAGTGTCAATAAAGCCCAGGAACTCCGTGAACTCCACCATCGCCTTTCGAAGGTGCTCGACAGTGACTCCGCATGGGATGATCGCGTCTGGATTGAAACTATTTGCATCAGGTATTTCGGGCACGCAATGCGCCAGGTTTAGTCCCGGTGTTCCCATTCAAGAGTCCGTCCGATCATTCGTGGAATCAACTACATCCAGCATCGGACATCTGGGAACTCAATTCAAGCTTTTTATTCGCATTCTTATATCGCGTGTAAACCTTCTTGCGGATCTTTTCAGGGTGTGGACAGCCGGTTTGACTTCCCACGTCCCCGCGCTAGGCTTAATGGGTCGCCAAACCATAATCTCGGCTCTTGAATGAAGCCGATGCCCAACAGGGCGGGAGGTAGTGACAGGAACCCTCCATATGAATGAAACCCCTATGCACCGTCGCACTACTCGTATTTTCCACAATTTTGACCTTTACGCCCCGTTTATTCGTTTCTAGGGTAATTGCCGTTTCAGCCCCGATCCCCGCCGTCACCACGACGCTATCGGGCAAAAACTGGGCATATACCGTCCCCTTCGCCGTAAAGAACAAAGCGGACATTGAAAAGCTCATCCAGTGTGAAAGTTCTGGCGTGAATATCAGCCGTCCGGACAGCGACGGAATCTTCAGCGACGGCATCCTCCAATTTCATCGAGGTCCCAAAGACACGATGCAGAGCAGCACATGGCAGTTCTTCTCAGAGGCAAGTGGGATCGGCGGCAACCCGCTCATCCCAAGCGATGCAATTCAACTTGCGGATTGGGCTATTAGCCATGGCCTAGGTCCTCATTGGTCATGCTGGCGAATCGAGAAGCTGTAATCTTTTACCGACCTCAACGGCTTATCTCATAGGCGCGATATGGGGTGCGCCGAGGTCGAACTCTAGCTAGACCTTATGGACACTAAAGCAAAAACCTCTTTTTGCACCGCCGATTCTGGTGTATTCCCAGGACGGCGGTTTTTTTGCGCTAAAATGACTGCCAGTCATGGCACATTGGAATGAGGAACGCGACCAGAACCGCATCGTTCAGATGCGAAAATGCGGACAGTTCGCCATAAAGTTTAAGCATCTCATTGACAAGTACGAGGAAATTGGCGATGACATTTATTGGTCTGAATTTGTCGCAATCTTGCGTATCGCCGCTCGAAAATAGTTATCCCCACCCCCGCTTGACGGTATCTGTAGGTTTGCTTCAATAAAAGCACAACTGAATATCAGACACCTTGCGACGCTTTCACATTGGTATCGGTTCTCACTCGCAAGGTGTCTACTGGTACCAAGTTGAAAGCGTGTTTTTATAAAACATCCTGCGGGTTAGGTGGGCGAACCATACAGCCTCCCGTGGATTGCCAGCTTGAATGTATGGACTAGGACGACATGCGACCGGCAGGACCCGGCTCACCCAAGACTCATGAACCTAGCGTGCGATCATCGTTCCTTCCGGCGATGACGACGAACCCAACGAGCCAACGGACTCTGCGGAGAGTGGAAGGTGCAGCGGACGGAAGACTTCGTACTTTGAATGTTGCGGAAAAAATTGGAGTCATGGGCAACGGAATATCAGCGAAACTCCAGCCCGATATTTAGGTTCGACCCCCGCAACATTCAAAGTACGAACGAAAAAACCGAAAAATCCGCTAAAAAAGAGAGACCATAGACGGCTCTTGACTCTCCTATTCCCATTCTCATAAACCGGATTTACAGAGAATAACCTTGTTTTCCACTTGTGTCCCTACAGTCAGGAGAGTAATTCTCTTCTTTGGAGATTCAATTCTATGGTGAATATTCCTACTGATCTTGAGGTTCTACAGTACGCAGCGAAATTCAACTCGAATCCCGTGCAAATGATGAGCCGCCGTACGGCTCAAGAAGTCGAATGTCCGTTCTGTCATGCGGTGCCAGGACTCCCATGCAGCGGCAGCAATGGAAGGGTTCGCAAGGCACAGCACAAAGACCGCTACTTCGAAAGGGTACGCCGCTTCATACTCGAAGGTCATTGTGCCTAATCAACTAAGCCCACGTCATCTTCACCGCATCCTCAAGCGCCGTCTGCCTGCTCTTTACCCACGGGGCATAATGCTTCTCCGTCGTCTTGATTGACGTATGCCCAAGGAGCATCGAAACCGTCCCAATAGGAACGCCCTTTTCGAGGAGGCTTACCGAAAAAGTGTCGCGCAGCCGATGAGAATGCCCGTCAGGTACTCCGGCCATGACGTACACCAATTTCAGACGCTGCTGCCATTCGGTGATCGCGCTCTTCGGCGTTCCGATCCCGCGATAGAAGAAATGCTCATCCCCTTCGTCGCACGCCATGACCGCCTTGACCACATGCTTCGGCAGCGGCACCCATACCGGATACTTCGTCTTTTCCTGCCGCAGGAACAGTTTTCCATTCTTCAATGTCTCACGCCTGAACATCACCGCATCGGAAATTCGGATGCCGGAATAGCGCATCAGGAGGATGAGCGCTAGTAATTTCTTGGGAGTGTTCTCGGGTATTTTCGGATGGGCTTCGCGGATGGATTCCGCTGCCCAGAGAATCTTCTTCATCTCCTCATCAGTAAAGGGAAGCGTCGGGTCGTATTTCACCGGCGGCGTCTCTACCGCTTTAGCGGGATTTTTCTCAACCCAGTCCGAGACCTCGCAGAACTTGAAGAACTTCCGAACCATCTCCATGCGCTTTTGTATGGTGACCGGCGCGAGTTTCCAGGAGTCACACAGGCGGCGCACGTCATCGGTCGTGACCGCCCGGACAGGCATATCGCCGAACGTCAGTTTCAACTCGGCGACGACGCTCCGGTATTTCCGCATCATGGCGTCGCTCAATCTCATGGCCTCGCGGTTTTCGAGGAAGCGCTGCGCCGCCTCTTTTACCGTGAGCGCCTTCCCGTCGCCGTGTATCTCCAGCTCTCGGATTGTGCGATTGGCCGCTTCCCAGCTCGTGAGATCGAGCGAGCGGCGCACGGGGACACCGTCCAAAACCCCTTGCACCCATATCGGGCAGGAGCAGGATTTATAGCGCCGCGAACGGTGCTTGCAGTCCGCACGATGCCTGCGATACGGGGTAAGCATATACGCAAGCGTGGTACAAATCAGGTACAGATGTCAAATGTATTTTGTAAGTTATTTATAATAAACAACTTAATCTGGTGCCCGGAGGGGGACTTGAACCCCCATGAGGTTGCCCTCTGCGGATTTTAAGTCCATTTTTGGCTGTCTTGCAGGCGGTCGCACCCTCTTCCAAAACGTCGCATAACCTATTTAGATGCAATGTGATAACTGGACCATCATGTTTGCAGCCAAGTGCAGCGAAATGCACAAAAGTAGGAAACCAACAGCCATCAAAACAGCCACTGAGGAGTTCAGCGGATTTTTACCGTGAGAATGAGATGGGATGCAACCAATTTCGGGCAGCTCAATGGCTGTTTGGTGGCTGTTCAGTGGCTGTTTTGCTTCTCAAGCATATGCAATCGCGTGACTTAACAATGCACTTTCTGTGGTGCAAATAATCCGTTCTTGATCTGACATGCAGCCGATTTCGGGCAACGGCCACTAAATCCGATGAAGTGCCCTTCGCGCCACTCTTCAGAAGCAATCTGGTGTTCACGCGAATACCTTAAAACGCATCCATTTACACCCGTTTCGCAGCCCAA